GCATTGAAAAAGATACTGCTGGGATTGACAGTCTTGACGATGGCTTGCAGTTGCAGCCTGATACCAAGTAAAAAGGTAGAAATAGTAACAAAACCGATAGAGCGCAATATCGTACAGCCGATATTGCCCAGGGCCGTAGATCTTAAAGATCCATATTGGTATGTGGTGTCAGAAAAAAACTTAGAAGAGTTTTTACAAAGAGTTGAAAAGGAAGAGGGATCTGTAGTATTTTTTGCGATGTCAGTACCAGATTACGAATTGATGGCTTACAACATGCAAGAGCTTAAAAGATACATCAAAGAACTAAAAGAAGTGGTTGTCTATTACAGAACTGTAACCACAAACCAAGGAGAAGAAAATGAGTAAACAGCCATACGCTTTCGTTTATAAGTGTAAATTAAAATCTGTAACAGATGGAGACACTATAAGACTAAAGACTATAGACCTTGGTTTCTCGGTGCAATTACACAACAAAGCCGTACGCATAAATTCCATTGATACCCCGGAATCTAGGATCAATATTAAGAGATACCCGGAGCGAGCAAAGGAAAAAGAACTTGGTTTACTGGCAAAACAAAAACTTAAAGAATGGCTAGTTGGCGATATTACAATTAAGTCTTATGGAACAGATAAATATGGGAGAGTATTAGCGGATGTCTTTTGTGAAAAAGGCAATGTCGCTGATTTGCTCAAAAAAGAAAATCTTGCTGTCGATTATCACGGCGGCACAAAAACAAAAAAATGGGGAGAGTAATATGGAAATATCACAAGAAGGCATTGCGCTTATTAAGCGTTTTGAGGGATGCAAGCTGGAAAGCTACCTATGTAGTGCGGGAGTACCCACAATCGGTTATGGATCTACTCGCGGCGTCGAAATGGGCATGGAGATCTCACAAGAAAGAGCAGAGGCATTGCTATTAGAGGACGTGGCAGATTTTGAAGAAGAGGTAAACAAATGTGTTGAGGTGCCCCTTTCGCAAAATCAATTCGACGCTTTAGTAGCCTGGACCTTCAATCTTGGAGGATCTAATCTTCGTAGCTCAACCATGCTTCAAGTTTTAAATAACGGAGAATACGATAAAGTACCCAGTGAAATGAAAAGATGGAACAAGGCTGGAGGCAAGACGCTACAAGGATTGATAAGGCGTAGAGAAGCCGAAAGTTTACTTTTCAAAGATGAACCATGGCACGAAGTTTAACGATATGTAATACTACCCACAGGCGCGTTGTGCGCTTAGAGTTGGGTGGTTTTACGTCACTACCTGACCACCTAACTCGACTATGAGCGAAGTTTCCTATAAGGACTTTGATATTCTGTCTGAGACTGATAAGGCGGAAGCTGTAGCGTTATTAAATAGATATGAACAATTAGAAAAGCAAGACTCTTGCCAAAACGATTTCATATCTTTTGTAAATCACATGTGGCCCGATTTTATCGAGGGCAGACATCACAAGATAATAGCGGAAAAATTTAATCGTATAGCAGAAGGCAAACTAAAAAGATTAATTGTATGTTTACCGCCTAGACACTCTAAATCAGAGTTTGCATCAACCTTTTTCCCAGCCTGGATGATGGGTAGAAGGGGCAACCTTAAAATAATACAAACAACACACACAGCTGAACTCGCAGTGCGTTTCGGTAGAAGGGTAAGAAACATAATAGATAGTGACGAATATCAACACATCTTCCCGGATCTACAGCTCCAGGCAGATAATAAAAGTGCCGGTCGATGGACCACAAACAAAGAGGGTGAATCATTCTACGCTGGTGTTGGTGGTGCAATAACAGGTCGTGGTGCGGATCTGCTAATCATTGACGATCCTCACTCTGAACAAGATGCTATGTCACCAAAAGCCATGGAATCTGCTTACGAATGGTACACGTCTGGTCCTAGACAGCGTTTACAGCCTGGCGGAATAATTGTGATAGTAATGACAAGATGGAGCACTAAAGATCTGGTTGGTAATGTACTAAGAAAACAATCAGACGAGTTTGCGGATCAATGGGAAGTAGTAGAGTTTCCGGCAATCATGCCAGAATCAGAACAACCTTTATGGCCAGAGTTTTGGAAAAAAGAAGAACTACTGAGCGTCAAAGCATCTTTGCCTATATCTAAGTGGAACGCACAATGGATGCAAAACCCTACAGCGGAGGAAGGATCTATAGTTAAACGAGAATGGTGGAACCGCTGGGAGGATGAAGACATACCGCCTTATTCTTACGTCATACAAAGTTATGATACGGCGTTTTCTAAAAAAGAAACCGCAGACTATTCAGCTATAACAACCTGGGCAATATTCAACCGGGGCGATGAAAATGCGGACGAAATAATACTATTGGACGCAAAAAGAGTACGTTGTGACTTTCCAGAACTAAAAAAAATGGCCATGGAAGAGTACCGATATTGGGAACCTGACTGTGTATTGATAGAGGCAAAAGCATCTGGAACACCGCTTACACATGAGCTGCGTAGAATGGGAATACCAGTTACAGCATACTCTCCAAGCAGAGGACAAGATAAAATTGCCAGGATGAACAGTGTGGCCCCTATATTTGAATCTGGCATGGTTTGGGCACCAGAACACGACTTTGCGGATGAAGTCATAGAAGAAATGGCATCGTTCCCTTTTGGTGATTATGACGACTTTTGCGATAGTGCTACAATGGCTTTGATGCGTTTTAGACAAGGTGGTTTTATCTCATTGAGAGAAGACTACGAGGACGAGGTGCATGGATGATGCTGAATTAATAGCAGAAGCACACGGATTAGAGGTACAGGGAGAACTAACAGACATAGTGGATTTGGATTTTGATTCCAGACCAAGGGTGTTACACTAAAATATTATGGCGATTGAGAAACAACTAGGAACAGAGCAAGATCCAAACGTGCGAAGCATGGGATCTGCTGTTGAGATACAACCCGACACAACCAGAGAAGATCAGATAAGAGAGGCAGCTGAAATATTAGTAAGCGGCCAAGAAGTTTTGATCGATGATGAAATACAACAAGAGGCACCACAAGTAAACTTCAATATGAACCTGGCAGAAGTATTGCCAGAGGACATTTTGCAAAGCATATCAAATGATTTATTGAGCTCTATCAAGGGCGATAAACAATCGAGGAGCGAATGGGAAAAAACCTATACAGATGGTTTGAAATACTTGGGTATGAAATTTGACGACCAAAGATCACAACCATTCGAGGGTAGCTCAGGGGTGATACACCCAATCCTAGCCGAAGCTGTAACACAATTCCAGGCCCAGGCATATAAAGAAATGTTACCAGCTAAAGGACCTGTAAAGACAGAAATAATAGGTGCTAGGACAGTAGAGACAGAAGACCAAGCCGAAAGAGTACAAGAATTTATGAACTATTACATTATGAATGTAATGGAAGAGTATGATCCAGAACTAGACCAGATGTTGTTTTATTTACCTCTGGCCGGATCTGCTTTCAAAAAAGTTTACTTTGACTTTGTTCTTAACAGAGCAATGTCTAAATTTATACCTCCAGAAGATCTAATTGTTCCTTATGAAGCAGCTGATATAAGCAGCGCGGAACGTATTACGCATGCAATCAACATGTCTTCTAATGAAATCAAAAAACAACAAATCAGTGGTTTTTACGCAAACGTAGACATAGGCAGTGATGGGTACAGCGAGGATATGTCTGATGTGCAAGATGCTATAGACGAAATACAGGGTATATCGCCGTCGTACAAAGAAAATAGAAACAGAACTGTTTACGAGGTACACACTGTATTAGATATAGAGGGTTATGAGGACAGGGATGCACAGGGCAACACAACAGGACTGAAACTACCTTATATTGTTACTATTGAAGAGTCCTCAGAAAAAATACTAAGTATCAGACGTAATTACCTGGAAAACGATTTACTTAAAAACAAAATTAATTACTTTGTCCAATACAAATTCATGCCAGGCTTAGGTTTCTATGGCTTAGGTTTATCGCACATGATCGGCGGTTTATCAAAGGCATCAACTTCAATATTAAGACAATTAATAGATGCGGGAACATTAGCAAACTTACCAGCTGGTTTTAAAGCTAGAGGTATGCGAATCCGAGATGAAGACGATCCGTTGCAACCAGGAGAGTTTAGAGATATAGACACAACTGGAGGATCTCTTAGAGAAAACCTTATACCACTGCCAATCAAAGAACCAAGTAATGTTTTGATGCAGTTATTAGGGATATTGGTAGATTCCGGTAAAAGATTTGCAGCTATAGCAGATATGAACATTGGTGACGTGAACCAAGCGATGCCAGTGGGCACAACTGTTGCTTTGCTAGAGCGTGGCACGAAAGTAATGAGTGCGATACACAAAAGATTGCACTATTCACAAAAACTAGAATTTAACTTACTGGCAAAAGTTTTCGGTGAGTCGTTACCACCAGTCTATAGCTTCCAGGTGGGATCCGGACAAAACCAAATAAAACTACAAGACTTTGACGACAGAGTAGACATCATTCCGGTTTCAGATCCAAACATATTTTCACAAAGCCAGAGAGTGACATTAGCTCAAGAGCTTTTACAAATGGTACAGTCTAATCCACAGGTACATGGTCCTATGGGCATATATGAGGCTTACAGACGTATGTACGCCGCTTTAGGCGTTGATAATGTAGACGCCCTACTTATGCCACCGCCAGACATGACACCTAAGCCAGTCGATGCTGGTTTGGAAAATGCAACTTTATTGATGGGCCAACCAGCACAGGCCTTTCCAGAACAAAATCACCAGGCACATATAGACACACATAGGAGTCTGTTTTTTACAGATCTGGTAAAAGATAGTCCACAAGTCCAGGCTTTGATTATCAGCCATTGTATGCAACATTTACAATTCTTAGCGGCACAGCTGGCCCAGGAACAAATGCCAGATGAAATGAAACAAAGAATTGGTGAAATACAAGCACAAATGCAACAAGTCTCGCCAGAAGAAGCACAGATAATAGGTCAACAAATACAAATGATAAATGAGCAATACAGCTCTGCAATCATGGCACAACTAGCTAATGACTTCTTACAATCTATAGGTATGAGTGGCGGCGGAGATCCACTGGTTGATATTAGACAACGCGAGCTGGATCTTAGAGATAAAGAGTTAGATCTTGAATCGCAACAGTTTGACAGCAAACAAAATCAGAGAGCTCAAGAGAAACAAATGGATGCAGAGTTACAACTTGAGCGCATGAATGTGCAAAAACAAATAGCAGATGATAAACTTGAGGTAGCAATAGACAGACTGAAAACTAATACAGATCTTAAATTGCTTGAATTAGAAAATAAAATTAAGGGGATATTATGACAACTTCCTACAAACTAGAGGCCATAAAAGCCTTGAAAGCTGCTAAAAAAGAAGCACGAGCTCAAGAAGAAGCAGATGCTAAAGCGGCAGCAGAAGCCGAGGAAATAAAACACCAGGCTAATTTAGAAAGAATCTCTAGGAAAATGGCAAGGATCGAAGCTGGTTTACCAGTAGAAGAACCTATAGAAGAAAAGCCTAAGAAGGAACCAGCTAAGAAGACTGCTCCAAAAAAAGAAGCAGCTCCTAAGAAAAAAGCAACAAAAAAAGCACCAGCAAAAAAAAGAGGCAGACCTAGCAAGTCAAAATAAATGGACGATATACAGGTCATAGATCTTATAAAGAAGAAAGTTGATGCTAGAGAAAAGCAGATACAAGAAACATTTATGTCCGGTGGCCTAAAAGATATGGAACATTACAAATATTTGCAAGGCGAGCTCAATGCTTTATACTTTGTTTTAGACGAAATTAGCAACATAGGAAAAGAAATATAATGTCACAGGTAGTAGATAATAACGTAATGGCTAAAAAAGTAGCGGAGGCTTATGTGGATCTGGAAGATAGAGTCTTAGATCCAGAAAAACTAGACGCTTCATTATTAGACCGCATGCCACAACCCACAGGTTGGCGTATGTTGGTCCTTCCTTACGCCGGGAAAGCAAAAACAAAAGGCGGAATTGTATTAGCAAAAGAAACTGTCAATCGTGAGGCTTTGGCTACAGTTGTTGCTTATGTGGTCAAGATGGGACCACAGTGTTACAACGATAGCAAAAGATTTGGAGATAAACCTTGGTGTGAAGAAAAACAATGGGTTTTAATAGGGCGCTACTCTGGCTCTAGGTTTAAACTTGAGGATGGTGCAGAGGTACGAATCATCAACGATGATGAAGTAATAGCCACGATTCTTGATCCAGATGATATAGTGAGCTTATGACACCAGAAAACGACGTAAATGTAGCTCAACCAGAGGTTGAGGATATAGAGGTAGAAGTCACCGAAACAGATGCCCCTGAGCAAGAGGTAGCCAGTACAAGTGACGACGAGTTAGAAAACTATACTAAAAGTGTTTCTAAACGTATCAATAAATTAAACGCGAGAAATCGTGAAACAGAGGAAAGAGCAGCACAATTAGAAGCAGCTCTCAGGCAAAGAGAAGCAGAGGTACATGCTTATTATCAGCAAGCATCCCAGGCTCAACAGTCTTTGCTTGCAAAACAAGCAGAAACAGTAGAGATAAAAGAAAGAGAAGCAAACGAGCTATATAAAAAAGCTCATGCCTCCGGCGATGCTGAACTGCTCTCTAAAGCTGATACGTTGAAAGGTGAAGTTGCCCTGGAGAAAGAAAGGGTAAGAATAGCTCAACAAAGACAAGAACAAGTTAATACTCAACAAGTACAACCACAAGCACAAGTACAACCACAAGCACAAGTACAACCACAAGCACAACAGGTTGCTCCTCCGTCTGACAAAGCGTTGCGATGGAAAGACAGCAATCCATGGTTTGACCAGAACGTAGAGGCTACAGCCTGGGCAGAACATGTGCATAACACATTGGCTGGTGAGGGTTATGATTTAGAATCAGACGAATACTACAATGAGTTGAGTGATAGAATTTATAAAGTTTATCCGGATCTTAGATCCGATAATGCCGAACAAAGTGAGGACAGGCCCGCTGTGCAAAGAGTCGCCTCCGCTTCTGTAGGAAGTCGGCAAAAAACACAAGGCAAAGAGAACGGCGTACGTTTTACCAAAAGTGAAGTCGAAACTCTACAAGGATTGAAGCCACACGGCATGTCAGATGAAGCGTGGTTAAAATCTGTTGCTAAAGAAAAACAACGTATAGCGAATAGGGAGGTAAAATGACAGAGCAAAATAGCGAAAACGTACATTCCAGAACATCCCGTGAGTCCGAGTCTCACGATAAAAATTCTCGCAGACAACCATGGAGACCGGTTAGAAAACTAGAGACTCCTCCACCACCAGCTGGATATGAATATCGATGGATAAGAGAATCTATGCTAGGAGTAGAGGATAAGGCAAACGTGGCGAGAAGAATTAGAGAAGGTTGGGAACTCGTAAGAGGATCCGATCTACCTGACGAATACTCTTACCCTGTTGCTGAATCTGGTAGACATGCTGGTTTAGTTTATAGCGAAGGACTACTATTGGCGAAAATACCTACTGAGACTCGTGAGGAGCGTAATGCTTATTATGAGGATCAAACAGCTCGTAAGAAGGACGCGTTAGACAATAATATGTTTAACGAATCTCGGAAAGACGGGCGATATGTTAAGTATGACTCCGATAGAAAGTCTAATGTTACTTTTGGGAAAAAGTAACTAGATAAATAGGAGTAAATCTTATGGCAAATAAAGATGCCGCTTTTGGTTTAAAACCTGTTCGTCAAATGGGCGGAGCACCATATTCTGGAGGTCAATCCAGATATAGAATTGCTAGTGGAGCCACAACACCAATATTCCAAGGAGACTTGGTAACTCAGCTTACAGCTGGAGTTTTGGGGCGCCATGCCGCAACTGGAACTGTTCCGATTGTCGGAGTGTTTAACGGAGTTCAATACACCGATCCTACAACTGGCGAGCAAGTGTTTAAAAATCACTAT